TTGTGTAAACTAGCTTCATCAACTTCCGAGGCAGCGTAAAAGTTGTAAAGTGCTGTGCATATAATAAAGCATGTGCTAACTGTCCTAATTCATTATCATCTGCGTTCATAATTTTATTACATAAATGTTTTCTAATATTTTCATACATATCTAATTCAGCTCCTCATACCATTCATTCATATCTACTTCTGTGTCTCCAATATATTCATGTGCGCTCCACTGCCAGCCTGCTACATGCTTATCAGGGTAGTCCTGTGAAAACCCGTTGTATCCACGGTAATCTGCAATCCAATAGGGTACATAGTCAGCGAGCATGTTAGGCTGAATGGAGTTTGTCATGTAGTTGGTACACTTCAAAGTAGACGTATAAATCCCTGCTCTGTGTCCTGCCTCATTGCAAGCGACAATAAAGGCTGAACAAAGGGCTGTGGTGTCTACACCTTCTGCAAAACATTTGTCGGCTTCACAATCGTACCAAATGCCCATAGGCGGCACATCGTCACCGAGGAGTTCCAAGACCGTCTGTGCTTCTTCCCTTGCTCTTTCGGGTGTCTGAGCACGAGAGAAACAATAGACACCCCAAGGGATACCCCTAGACTTACATTCTTCTGCGTGTCTTACCCATGTGTCTTCTTCGGAACAACCTTCTGATATTTTGATAATGACACCTTGAACCCCTGCGGCCTCTACAGCATCATAATCAATATTGCGCTGATAATAGGAAACGTCAATTACTTTATTTGTCATCTAATTTGTCCACCTTCTTCTCTTTTGCAATCTGAGCGAGCGCACCCCTAATAAAGCTAGGGATGTACTGCCCATAACCAACACGATCAATATTTTCAACAATACTCAGAGCCTCTACCACTGCAAAGGCGCCAATGAATAACGTCCGTACCATGTGAGTGTGCATCGCTGAGTCAAGCAAGACACCCAGACCAATGATAAGGAACATAGCGGCCTTCTTATATAAGCCATGTGTCGCAATCGAACTTGCAAAGGCATGGAGTTTGAAGGAAGCCCAAAGGCCTGTGATAATGTCACAAGCCACAAGGACAACCAAAGCATTAATCTGCTCATCCACACCGCCCACAAGCTGATTGAAACATAACCAAGCAATAGAAAAAAGACAGCCAATCTTTACTTCTGTGGCTGTCCATAAGTTCCATAATGTATACATCATCTTATGTAGTGTACCTCGTTTCATTTTTCATCTTCCTTTAAGATAGCATGGGAAATGCGAGCGTCAAGAATCCAAATGTACTTGTCAATTATCTTTACTTGTTCTTGCATTAAATAACGCTCTGTGTCATCAAGCTTGTGATAGTTATTATTTTTGAATCTTGTTAGTTTTTCCCACTTCTCTACTAAATCTTTTCGATCATCCATCATGCGATAAATATAATCTTTCATTATTCAGACACCTTCTTCCCTACACAATCTCCATTGTCATCAATCATCCACCCCATACCGTCAAGCACCTTATCAATATTCTCTTTGTATTTCGGGAATCTTGTGATAACTGTGTTGTACTTTAGTTTCTGCAAAATAATCTGATATGCCAAGTATTTAGCCATTCGTAGCCACTCCTTCCATCAAGGTATTTACGGCATCCTCAAGAACCGCAATGCGTTCAGACAAAGAGGGCGTCTGAGAGGTGCTTTCTGGAATCTGTGTAGCTTCTGGAATTTCAGGCTCTTTCGGCTTCTCAATTTCTTTCAGTACCCATTGTGTCCCATCCCAAAGACACTGGTGTTCTTCTGGAATTTCAGGCGGTGCTGCTTCTACCATGTTACAGGGAATTTGCCAAGCACCGCTGATAGGACTGCGGTCTGTGTTATCAAGTGTCTTAGGGCCTTCATACTCTCCTGTTAAGAGGTTAAAAGCATATACTTGTTTTGTTTCTTTCATTGTGTATTCATCTCTCCTTAATATTTAATTTGTGCAATCATGCAACATGCAGGGGGCTGTACAGTATCAGAAGAACCATAAATAGCATTGGACATCGAAGCATCAAAATATATCGTAGATAAGTCTGTATCGGCTGTTGCATAAGTAGAAAGCCCTACATTTTGAGCTAAAACATTCTTCTTAAAAGCACCCCAACTTTTGTCTGTTTTTCCTGTATATCCACCTAATGCGCTATACCCTGTAATATTTGGTAAGCCTGCTGTTTTCGTAGCGAGGGCATCTTCTCCCTGTAACACTCTTCCTATTGCATTAGGAACCTTTAACGTATCTGCGCTTGCATCATAAACGTACTTTGTAGCACTGTTGGCTCTCCATTCGCTATCAGAGACACAAAGGTTATTATCCTGAACAAATTTAAGTAAGCGTGGATATTCACTGGCTTTTACGGTTGCTCCGTTAGCCTTGATGTATCCATCATTCAGTGTAGGCTTGAGTACAATGTCACCGACACGGTTCCCATCTCTTACATCATCAAGGATAAATATAGCTGTACCATCTGTTATATACTGTCCTGCTTTCAAATCGAATCACTCCTTACTAATATCTAAGTATCGGGATGACATTAATTGCAGGGGGTTGCACGGTATTTGATGAGCCATAGATTGAATTAGACCATGACGCATTAAAATTATCATGTGTAGCAACAGTCTCTCTAGTAGTGTTTGTACCTGGTATACCCTGATTAGCTACTAGCTCTCCTGGTCGTATAGCACCACTGTAATCAGTATTAGTAGGCAATGTCCATATGCCACCCCAAATTTTACCAATCTGCCCTGTGATATTCGGTAACCCAGCTACTCTTCTCATACCAATATTCCACTCTGTATACTGCATCATCCGTTCCCGATAATCAGGAAGCACAAAGGTACTGCTTCCATCCCCCTTGCCGAACAGCCCTACATTAGTTGTTGTGTCATCCGTCCATAAATTATTACTTTCTATAAAATGTACTAGTCTAGGGTAGTCCGCCCTCTGCACCGTAGCGCCATTGGCTTTAATGTACCCTTTAGGCAAGAACAAACTCCCTCGCACACACCCTACAGGTGTCATATCTCGTACATCATCGACAATCCAAGTTACTGTACCATCACTAATTAGTACCCCCCCACTAGACACCGTGGCAAGTGTATCAGGTATTGTATCAGCTGTTGTCCCTGCCGTGACGCACTCCAATCTAGCCCATGAAGGGAGTTTATGACTATATGCTATATCTCCGACTGCGTAGGCTTTACTTCTTTGGAGAATATTCATCATATAGAAATTTATGTTGCGAATAGCTTCTTCTGCCTGTAAAGACCATGAGCGACTACTCTGTGTCTTTCCTGTTCTACTTTGTGTGTCTACTTCACCATCTGGAGAATCCGTAGCTTCCGCCCACTTCCTTGCCTTTTGATGAGAAATTTCAGAGTTGGTTTCCGAAGTATGTGCATTAGTCTCCGAGGTCTTAGCGGCTTCCTGCGAAGACTTTGCGGCGGACGCTTGCTTCGTTGCTTCCTGTACCAAGACTTTATTGGCCGCTACAAAACCACCCTGAACAGTTTCCATGTAGTTTTTCGTTACGGCGTCTTGAGGGTCTTTGGGGTCACTTACGTTACTGACACGATGATTCAATGCATCCCAAAGAACTTCTTTATCACTCGTTACTTTCGTAGAAATAGCATGAGCCATGATATAGTCTTGCTGTTCTTCCTGCAAGTGGAGCATCTGAGCATCTTCTGTGTTCATATCCCGTGCCAGTAAGATAGAGCCATCATTCCACGTAACAATCTTATCTGTACTTGTCTGCCGATAAATAATAATATGTTCTCCAACCTGTGCGGGGGCGGTCAAAGACACGGATAAATCATTTACTGTGTAGTCTACCCCATACTCCAATGCTGTTTTCGAATCATCGGAGTGAAGGATAGACACCATGACAAACTTCTTGCGGAGATATGAAAAGGGGAACGTATAAGTCGTTTGTGTCCCATCGGTAACTTCATATTCCACACGAGCTTTAAAGCCTGTTGTGTTTGCCACTATCTATCACTCTCCTTTTTATTTAGCTTTCAAACTATTTAATTTTGCCAGTGTGTCTATCGCCTGCGTGTAGGGGATAAAGTCAGGAACAGGAGCCAGGTTTAATAGTGTCCGTAAATCCTTTTGTGTCCCCTTACTGGTAGCCAGTCGATAGGCACTGCGAATTGGCTTCCATGTCATATCCGACAAGGTATCCACAGCAGGCAACTGTTGAGCAAAGTTTCCGATATAATCACCTATTTCTTTAGGGGGATTATTTCGATACTGAGATACTGTTGTTCTGATTGTAGGCGAGCCATACATAGCTTCCCACCCATCATTAATGACGCCCATAGGCGACAAGAAACCTGTTCGGAAAAAGGCGGCCTTTGCAAGGGCCTTGTCATTCAGATAATTTTCCTTGATGTAGTTAGCGGCGTCTGTCTGTCCCAGTGCATACAGAGTGGCCATCTTAGCTCCGTTGCGAGCGGCAAAAGCGGCTGTATTGGTCATAAGAGACAATGCAAAGGCCATGGCATCCTGAGCTTCATGCTGTTGAATCATTCGCATAAACTGAGCATTGTTAGAGCGCATATTGAAGTCTTTAAACATCATGACAAGACGCATTAAAGAGTTTGTGTCTTTCAGCATGTTTCTGTTGCCTTCGGACGAACTCAATAAGACACTCTTTTCCACCTGATTCTGCATCAGATCATACCAAGCCCAGAAGGTATCAGGTCTTTCTTTTCTCCATGCATCTACATCAAAACCATCTGCAACAGTCCCTTTCTTGCCATCCCACTTCACATAGGTACGCAAATCTTTTTTCATCTGTGCAAGGTCTACGTGTCTTCCAAGGGCCTTGATATTTGCCTTACTGAATGGATTACGTAAAGCATTGAAGGTTTCTCCATGCGCCCAACGAATCGAGTCTGTAATGGCCGCACTACGAGCAGAGCGAACCATTGTGTCTGTCATATGTCCAAGCATGTTAATCTGTGAAGTGAACTTGCCCAGATTGTGTGTCATATCAGCCGCACTAATCAATAGGTTGTCCACCCCAAAACCACGTTTAGACAAGGCATTACGGGTCTGTGTGTCTCCCCAGTTCCCACGGAAAATGTAACGTTCTACAGGTTCCCCAAAGACGTGCCACGAGAGGTCTTCAACCATCTTAGAATTGGCTTTCCCAAGACGAACATCCTGTACGAATTTCCGCAAGGGATTGAAGACACCAAATACCTGTTTTAGACCCCCATAGGCAATAGCACCCCCTAAGTCGCCTAACTGGTTCCATCCCATCGAGCCACCACGCTTGAAGTATGCAAAGTTGTTGAGAATCTTTGTGACTGCTGAACCTTCATCATAGATGTTTCGTTCGTAGTGGTCACGCATCCCACGGAGCCGTGCAATGTTATCTAAGAACCACCGCTTATTTTTTTCAGCTGTGGAACTATTGATACGGCCATCATTCCCCATGGAAGCAAGCCGCAATTCATGGAGTACCTTCTTCACGAAAGCTCCATATTCATCGGCAGAACCAAGGACATTACGGACTGCTACTTCACCTGCAAAACGTCTATTCGTTCTGTTCAGTGTGTGTTCAAGGTCATAGTATCTAAGGTCATTATCAAAGGAGAAGGCTTTAACAACATTACCCTCTGCATCCTTGATATCCATGACAATCCCTGTGTCCATAGGAAGACGCCCACGGAAGAAGTTCAAATCACCTAGTTTCGAGGAAGCACCATCGGTGTCTAAACCATCAAGTTTATCCTCAAGGGGTTGCATGATATTGTCTGCCCACTCTTTACATTTTGTTTTGCGAAACTCATCAATTTCTGCATCTGTGGTGTCTTTCACTGTGTGTGAACGTTTCTGTTCTAGGTCTTCTTTGACTCGTTTCACCTTTTCAGAACTTTTACGTCCTTCTTTGTTCAGATAGGTTTCAGCATCATGTATTTCACGCTGTAACTTCAATTCCTTTTCTCGTTTAATCATATCTCCTATGAGCTTTCGAGAAGTCGGTGTATTGGAAGCGGCTAATGCATATTGCTCCATAAAAGCTCTCGCTCCCCTGTCACCTGTGGTGGTGAAGTTAGACACAAACTCCCTATAAGCATCGGGGGCAACCAAGCGATGAAATTCATCATCAACCGAATACCATCCATCCTCAATCAAGTTTCGTTCCATAGAACCCCCAAAAATAGAGGATGAATTTTTGCCAAGGTCAATACGGGTATCATAAAGATTCTGCAAAGACTTGACGGCCTTCATGACATTCTGGTCTACCATTTTATCATCAATGTTAATGTGTGTCTGCTGTTTCGACAAGCTGTTGAACTTATCAATGACAAGCTTATCAAATTCTTGTCTATGAGCATCCCCCTTGCGATAAGGATTAATGACACCCATTGTACCATAATGGTCACGAATCCACTCTTTACGAGCATCAAGAATCTCACCTTTGTATTTATCAAGCTGTCCCATGAGATAGTCCTTCATACGTTCAGCAGATGGCATATTGGAACCATTACGAGATGTACCACGACGCTGTGCATCTTCCCATAATTCAGAGGCTTTCTTCGCAAGCGTCATAGACGGAGAATGATAAGCGGCCCCATATGGAGTACGAGTCAGCAATTTATTGTCCATCCATCCCGATAAGGTATTGACGGTCTTTTCAAAGGCTGTCTTTCCTTTTCGTTCCTGTGCCAATTCATCTGCACTCTTTTCATAGTCGAGAAGACTTTCAGGAGCAAGCATGTTGTCTTTCGAGAAATGGACACCATTTTGGATAATGCTCCCATCGGGATTAACAATGATACCCTGCTTTTTCAAGCTCTGATAGCGAACCGCTGTATTGACCATGTCGAGAATCTCGTTGTTGGTGAATCTTGATTTATCACCAAACCCCATTTCCTTTAGACCCTCTCTAAAGCTAGACACCAAGGAATGACTCGATTTACGACTCAACATATCATGCTGAATGGCGTAACCAAGAATCTCTTCGGGGTCTGTGCTGTTGGCAAGTCTTGCGGCCTGCGCAAATTTAGATGTTGTGTCTTTGGATTGAGTAGACACAAAATCCATCAAGGACTGATAGCGGTCAGTACCTATGGTGTCTTTTAGAGATTGATGGACACCAATTTCATGTGCTAAGACACCATCTAACTCTTTAGCTCCATTGATGTTATCTTTAACCACTACGGTATAGTCACCATGAGGGACAAAGAAACCTTTCGTGTTATCAGACACCTTGATGCCCATGGAAGCACCAAGTTTCTTTGCGTCTTTCAACGACAATGCAAATACATCATCACGATCTGCTACGGAACTTGCAATCTTCCCTCCCTGCTTCGTGAAGTATTCCACATCATGGAGTTTGGAAGCGGCTTCCTTTGTATCCATGACGGTGTAGGGTGTCTTTAATCCCACAGCATCACGAGTGGCACTCGTTTCAATCCTATCTGCTGTTCGAGCCAAATTAGCTACAGCAGGGTCTTTATGGAACAAGTTCTTTCCTGCCATTCCAAGGGTACGTAAGACACCCCCTGAAATCCCTGCAATCATAGCGGCCCCTGCAATACTGTCGTCTGTACCATTACCAAGGTTGGCGACATGTTGCTGTATAGCTCCCATAGCGGCCATATTCAATGCTGTATCACCAATTCTTTTAGCACCCCCTGCACTGAGAATCTTTTCAGCAGACGCCTTAGCGGCACTATCAATAATACGAGTATCTTTCACCACACCACCAAGTGTCTTCATAATCTTCCCTGCCTGTAAGACCTTCAATTCAGGAAGTGCGTTTAATGGGTCTAAGACAGCCCCTAAGACAGTACCAAGGGTATGTGCGCCTACCGAATTGTAGTAAGCGGCATATTTTGTGTCTTCGGCCATCTCGTCGGACTTCTTTTGTAATAGGTAATACAACTGTGTGGGGTCTTTCGCATTATCAATAATCCATTGTGCCTCTGCTTCATTACCACTCCCCATAGCGGCCTTGATGTAGTTACGGTCTGCATCGGTAATCTTATCACGACCAAAAGCATCAAGGTCACTGTGGAAGAGGTCAGTGTACAGGGCATCCACAAACTCATACGCAAAGTTGCCACTGCGTTTGAAGTCATGCCAAATACCCTCAAGGATAGAAGGCTTTTCTTTCAGGGATTCTTCATAGGCTTTCTGCATCTGTAGTTTTGCATCTGCAAGTGCCTGTATTTCAGGACTCACCATGTTCTGCATCTTAGGGGTAAAGACACCCTCACCAAAGGTGGTTGTTGCCTGTTTAGGCCCTAAGAGAGCATTGACTTCTTTAGAGAGGTCAGGATTGGCTACATGAAGGTGAGGGCCTGTACCGTGAGGGTCACTGATAACTTCCTGAAACCCTAATGACCTAGCATAGTCTGCAAGAGTAGCTAAGGTATCATCGCCCCACTGCAATCCTTCCCATGCAATATCAGCACCAAGGCCCTTATAATGCCAACTATTTTCTGTATGTGAATCATCATTAGCACCCGCTGTCAAAAGAGGAGTAACCCCTAATTCCTGTGCCTTCTTGAACAGCATCCCTAAGCGCTGATACATACTACCATCAATACCCATCATGTCATCGGGTAAATAGGAAGTGTAGTCTTCTGTGTCTGTACCCCCACTACTGGAATCACTAGAACCTGTAGCAGACGCATCATAGCTTTCGCCCCCATAAAGGTTTGAATATACCTCACCTGCTACCTGTTGTCTTAGATCGAGTGCCTGTCCTTGACAACGTTCATAGTAATCCGCAATAGCGGCGGCGGCGCTTTCAGCACTAGACAAGTCAGAGTTTGAAATCTCTTCCAAGGCTTGCGATTCTGTATTATGAAGCTCCCAATCAACGAACTCTAACTGTGCATAGATGTCATTGGAATCATATCCATGTTCATCCATGAAGTTTCTGAAATTCGTCTGTCTGCTTTCATCAAGCCATTGCGCAATCCCATATGCACCATTAGGGGACGTAATATCAGGATTAATGTCCTCACCGCCGCCTGTTTCAACTGAAAAGTTAGCGGCGAACCCTGCGGCCAATGTTGGTGAATATCCGTGCTGGATAAACCAATTATAGACAAGGGCCATGTTATTTGAAACTGCCATTGTGTCTTATCTCCTTTCTATCTGCCTGTCAACCAGTGCCATCCACTGCGTAACTGTTCCATAATTACCTCACCTGGAGAATCAGAATGTTCAGCAACATCCTTAGCTTGTTCTTCTGTTACCCCATTAGAGCCAACGGCTGTGGATACATATTCAGTAGTATCATCCGAAGAAGAGGCGCTACTAGAAGTGGAAGGCGGAACATAAGTAGCTACATACTGGATTTCATTAGCCATATCAGAGCCAGAAAGCTGTGTATAGTTCCCATTCGCACTCTCTGAAAAAGACCATGTGTTAGAGGCTTCATCATACGATACATTAATATCCTCAGCAGATACACCCCAATTATTTGCAAATTGATAGCAAAGGGCATCAAGAGATTGTTTTGCAAATGTACTTTCTGTAGAAGGGGATAGACCACTATTGAAACAATTCTTAGGGAAGACAGCCCCATGATAGTAAGCATAAGCATCCCGAATGTCATTGCAAGCGGCATCTAAAGCGGCTTGAGGGTCATGATAAGCTAAGTTATACATCAACGCTCTATCCTTTACGGTTTCTGCAATCTGTGGATTATCCCAAGAAATATCAGGGGCCGTACTACCTTCACTATTCCAACTTTCCATACCACCAATAGACCAACCACCTGCGGCAATACTTCTAATCTGTGCCATATAGTTCTGTTTATCCTGTTCGCTGGTGTCTTTGATACGACAATAGTTGGCGTACCCTCGAACAAGTGCATTGTCTGCGTCTTCTTCACCCGACGCATGGGAGAAGTTTACAATCGCTCCGATAGCGGCGTCTACCTTACTACCAAAAGCACCTGCAAACTGTCCATGATTAATGTTACGAGCCTTTACAAGATAAATAATGGAGTTAGGGACGCCATTCGCTTCTACACTGTCTGCTGTGGCGCTGTTAATGGTCTGTAAGACACTATTTACAAGTTGTTCTTTTACATTACTTACACCTGAATAAGTGTATAGCTTCATAAGTTTCTGTGCCTTTGTGTCTTCATCCGCATCACTATTGATAATCTGATTTTCGTACTCTTGAAAAGCACTAAGAATCGTACCTGAATCAACAGCCTTACCACCAACTAAAGGTTTCCCAATGGAACTACCATAACCATCTTTTACAGGGTTATCATCTTCCATGAAGGCCCGAATATTTTCCCTAGCAGAGGCAGAACTTGCCTGTGATTTGGCGGCTGTAGTAACCCCTTTAGCCCCTACCTTAGCAATACGAGCCTGAGCGGCCTTATGCTGATTTTGAAGACTCTCAATAGGCCCAAACATCCCTGTCAGTAATTCCCCTTGATCACGCTCATCTCGATTACCTGAATTAGTCATTTTGATGGCATCGGTATAGACACGATCCATGTCTTTGTCTTTGCCATACTTTTTGAGGAAATCCATCTTTGATTTTTCCATGTGGGTTTTACGGTATGCAAGATTTAGGGTGTCTAATTCCATGGTGTCTACCAAGTCCCCCATTGTCTGTGTCGTACCATCTAAACGTGTCTGTACAGGAATACGGTCAAGGATAGTAGCTTTAAAATTCTTAAAATCCTTGATTGTCCCTGTTGTGATAATTTCTTTGGTGAAGTTGTCAACAAGTGTCTGTCGCTGTGAAGGATTCAGCCCCATCAAGCGACTCTGATTGAAAATCTCTGTAAGCTTCTGTACTTGTTCATCACGAGTCATGGTAGGAGCATCATAAATTAGATTCCCCAGTTCAGACTTAATGTTATTGAAGGTTTCAGAAATTCTGTCTTCAATATCACGCTGAACATGATTACTCATCAACGTTTGCTGATTTTCAATATTCTTGTCATTGAAGCCCTGCTCAAAAGACACATTATTATCAATGAGTCCTTTGTCAATGAAGCGCTGTCTATACTTCTGTACAAAGTCGTCATACCGCTTCACTTCCTCATCGGGAGTACGTGCAGGACTATCACCAAACTCTTCCGTGTATGCAAGTTTTGCGGAGTCACCTAAAGCCTGTCCACGTAACTTGTCGCTGTATGCGATAAAATAAGGATTATCTAAGTTATTCCCATAGCCGTATGTCAAGGCCATGTCAAGTGTATTAAGTTTCTGTCTGTCTTCCTCCGTAGTTGACGCAATGAGTCTGTTGGCTTCTGTAAGGCCCTCTTCATTCATGCGCTTTTCACGGTCTGTAATGAAAGACAACCAACTACTATTGAGATTATTAGCCGCACTTGCAAACATGGAAGCGGACGAGGACGAGGGGTTAGTACCTCTAACACCCTGTACCTCTGTCAAACGCTCTTGATATGTTGCATCGGGTTGCGGCATAAATTGCAATTCTGTGCCTACAGCACTAGCAATCCGTTTCGCCATGTAGCACCTCTCCTTGAAATACCCCCATTAGACCAATCATAAGACAAGCCACTGCTCATGTCACCGCTAAAGTAACCATTAATAGCATTGCTTGCAAATAGACCATGAGGATTGAATAAATTCATACTGTCATACTTTGCAGACGCTTCGTCGAGGTCTACAATTCGTGTCCCAATCCCTGTATTGTGAATGTCTTCACTGTGGATATAGGGGTCAAGATTTACAGGTGTAATGTCGCCTGTATTTCTATCAAGTGTCTTTCCATGTCCGCCTTCAACACCTGCTTTCTTTCTCATACTCTTAATACCCTGTAAGGTATTATAGGTCTGCATGAAATCAGAAAACATTTCCATACCCTGTGTAAGATAAGAGGGTGTCTCAACCGACGGGATACTATTGATAGCATTACGTGTTGAGATGAGTGCCGCTTCCTTGTTAAGGTCAATTTCATTCATCTTAGACTGATAATTAGCCTGAGACTGCGAAGCAACACGTGATTCATCTGCACGAACACTACGATTAATCAAGTTAGCTGTTCTGCCACCCCCTGCCAACTCTTCGTTGACAGCGGCCTTTACAGACGCTTCCTGTCTATGAGCGTTCATTCTATCTTTCGTCATTGCATCAATCTGAGCGGCGAAAGCGACCCTACGCTGTGTCTCATAGTTTTGAAAGGTATAGTTCATAGACTGGAGCAATCCCCTTGCGGTCTGATTGTTGGCATCAATCTGATTCTGAATTTCAGCTCTCCGTGCTTTCTGTTTAGACAAAGAGCTTAGAGCTGAAATACCATAACTAAGCGCTACGGTACACATTCGCTATACCCCCTTTGTTCGTGTCATATACAGACAATCCCAATTCAGCCCTACAATAGAGAGTGGAACTGGCATGTCTGATTCAACTGCAATCGTAACGAATTCATTCTTAGCATGAATGGGTACATCAAACTTCCCTGTTTCATTCTGCTTCTTACCCAAACGAGCAGAAGAAGTGCCAAGAATCTTACTAGTCATTCGATATACATATTCTTTGCCCCCAAGGTAAGACACCCTGCAAGCCAAGAAACCTGTATGATCATAATTGATATGGATGTTCTTGATTTGTGTCCTTCCTTCTGCATAGGAGCTAATGTTTCCGTTGTCATTCTTTTTGAGATAGAAGGTTGTGAAGACAGCCTTAAACAAATAAGGTTCCCCTACTACCAATTTCTTTCCTGCAAAGTTTCCATCGAGATAGATACAGCCTGTCTCATCTGCTTTCAAATTTTCATGCAAGACACCATCATGAGTGACTACACAAATGCTCTGCAAAGGTGTGGTGTCTGTATAGGCGTAAAGAGCCTTGAGGTCAAACTTTGTCTGTTCGGATATAGAGTCATAGACACCATTATCCATCACTCTCTTCTGGTCGAGATAGACACGATATACTTCGGTATCATCGAACTCTTTGATGTTTACAGAGAAGTCCATTTGCTCCATAGTAATCTGTGTCCCTCTGCGCATAAGCAGGTACAAATAACTACCAATGAAACCTGCACCATATATCTCACCATCAAAGACCCATTTAGACCATGAAGACTGAATACGTTCTTCATTTGCAAATAGATACTTGTAAAGGTAAATGGTGTCTGTCGCCTTGTTTGTCAGACAGAACAGCACATTTTCAGCCGTCGAGGTAATAATGTCATAGACACCCGATTCAATGTAATTCGGTATGTGAGATGTAATGTCCTGTGCATTTTTCATCTGTGAAATATCCTGAACCGTATAGTATTCACGTATCGTCGAGAAATCTCCATGTTCAGAAGGGAAATATAAGTTCTTACCTGCTACCTTTGGTTGACAGTCAGGAGAACTATTGAACTGTGTAATTTCTGTTGGGGACGCTGTTTTCGGTGTCAAGGTAGAATCAGCACGGATGATAAACTGTGTGTCATTCGAGAAAGCATAAAGGTCTTCGGAAAAGACCACACAGTAATTAATCAAGTTTGCTTTTGTGGATGTAATCGGAACATCAATGCCATCTGTGTCTAACAAGTCATTGGCCGTTGTCATCCACCAATTAAAGTATTCCCCTGATTCAGACATGATAATGTTTTCACGAGAGGCAACACCTAAGCGATTGCGATAAAAGAAGATACTGGACAAGGTATGCCCTACAAAAGACGGAGAAGGGTTACTATCATCATCACCAACCTTTCGTTCATCCCAATCAAGAGGCTTAAAGGTGAAAGTGTCATCTGCATTATGGATGATGGCATGTGGCATGGTTTTTTTATCAAATTCAATATTGATATTTGGGCAAGCACACTCTTCCCACACATTACTGTCTTTTGAATACTTTACGTAGTAACTACCTTCACTAGCACCATTCGGGTCGCCTTTTACTTTGACACAATAGTTATCAGGAGCCGTAGCAGGAAGCAAGCTAAAACGCTGAATAGACTTTTTGAAGTTAATGAGTGCCTGATGGTTGAACCCATCGGCTGTCTGAACAAGACCACCACTCCAAATACGAATCCAATTGTCTTGATGTTCTGTAGACACACCATTTTTATTTAGCTGTTCATTGATACGGTCTGCAATATAGTTGGTGTCTATCTGCTTCGTCTGGTCAGCGACATCCCCATACGGGCTTGTCCATGCACATTTAGACACACCATCAATCCAAACCTGATAAGTACGTCCATACTGCCCTTGACGAACATATAGCATACTCCCCTGATTGTTAAAATAATCAGGAGACTTCTTGCTGGACAACTGAACTATTTTTGTATTGTTCAGTACAAAAGTGTAGTCAGCTACCGTCATGACTCGTAAATTATCACGAGGAGTATTTGTAGCTAAATAAGCACCATCTTCAATATTGACAGTCTTTTCGTTGCCTTTCATGTCGTAAATCTTGACAGTGTTATTTGTAAAGACAACCATGTATTTCTGTTGCTTATCCCTGTCAATGAAATGAACAAGAGGTTTGCTTCCTTTAGTAAGATTCAAGTCTGTGAGTGTCTTTAAATGAACTGTAGGGACACGCTTCTGTAACCCTGCTGCTTCCGTAGAGAATCCGTTAATCTGTTCCTCAAGCTGTTCAGGGAACCGTAAGAGTGGTGGTTGCTGAGACACACCCTGTACAAAGTTCTTAATGCTCTGTGAGTATAACATGGTGTCTTATCTCCTTTCCAATGCACTCTGCATCCCTGTGGTCTGAAACATGTTGGAACCTGTGTCTATACAATACTGGACAATATCTGCATAAGCTCTTGATTCCTCAATCCGTAACTCCTGAGATACATTTTCGTCACCAAGGTAACGTTCCTGAAAGAAAATAGCCGCTTCTGCTGTGATGAATGTTTTGAACTCATCAGGCAAGTCCTCAAAGTCAACGGCTTCAATGATGGTAAGTTGTACCTCTTCATTGAAGGTGTCTGTCTTCTCTGTAAGGTTGTACAGAAAATCCCCACGTTTTACATAGACCTCACCATTCGTTGCGGTAATCTTTATCCATGATGGATTGTATCTAATCTTTTTGCTGTTGGTGTCTGGCATAATAGTTACATTGGTCAAGGTGTTGAACTGCCACCCTTGACGCTGGATATTTCGAGACACAGTAGCAAGCAGACTACGTGCATTATCAACATCAATAGATTCACTCTCTGTTAAACTATTGACAGGAGCTTCCCCAATGCCTGAAAGAATCAGATTGATTGCGTCTAACTCTGTGGATACAAATAGCATCTTTTCACTCCCTTTAAAAGAATAAAAAGGGGAGCATTACACTCCCCTATAACTCTCAACAATCTACTAAGCAGGATTGCTAATAACACCCATAAAGGTAGATTCAGGACGAAGACCACCAATACCAATAGCATACTTAGCAATGAGCTGGTCTGCCTGATATTCAGCACGACGAGCCGTTTCAAAGCTAATATCTTTCAGGGACAAGACACCAACAGAAGATTTGTGGCAAATCAGAAGAGGAGACTTGCTTGCATAAGCCGTCGGGAAAGCATGGCCGTCACCCTGAATGGTATTCGTCGGGTCATCACCACCCTGTGTCAGATGGGGACATTCGATAATCTGGAAGCCATCCATGCTGATAATATTGGAATTAGTCAGCGTAGCGGCGGCGCCATAATTGCTGTTCAAGAAATCAAGGTTCGTTGCCAGTGCGGCGTGAATTTCAGGGGTTACGAAGCAATAACGATCACCCTGCGGAACGTAGTTAGCGGCCATCTTAGCTTTAACTTCTAACAGAATATCACGGACTGCAATACCTGTTTCTTTGTTAATACCAAGAGTAGAACCCGTTGCGAGTTTCTTTTCAACGACGCCACCTTTACCAAGGCCAGCAACGTTTTCCGTAGTGTTCAGTGCTTCTTTAGCAACCTCTGCGAGAATAGACGCATCCATGGAGATTGCCAGTGCTTCGCCAAGCTGTGTAGCATACGGAGAGCGGAAATCATAATGTGCGATAAATTCGTCAAGGTCAAATACCAAGCAGTCCGTCGTCAACAGACCATCAATAACGATGGTACGTTCACCCTGCTGAATGTTTTCCCGAAGGTCATCAAGGCTCTTACCGCTTTTCAGGTAATGTGCTTTAGTACGACCAAATACAGGGAACTGAGCGGATTTCAGTTATCTTTACACAAGGACGCTACCCCTTGTGTGTGCATTTGCACCTCATAGTCACCTATGAGCTGAGACTATATCTTCAAGAATACTACTGGTACTTTTTGATATATGCAATCATCTTCTCTATGGTGTCTATATTTTCTTCCAACAAACCAAGAGCCGTGTTGCACTTCGTACAGAGTAGGCCTCTAAGTTTTCCAGTCTTGTGGTCGTGGTCACCTGTTAGCCGAGTATATCTCGTGCTACTAAGTTCTTTACCACATATGGCACATCTACCATGCTGTTCTTTAAAGGCTCTATCATATGCTTTTTGTGTCCACCCTGTTTCTCGTACCGTTGATAATCGGCTGAGACATTCCTTACATTCAGAGCGGTATTTACCACTATCTTTTCTGAAATAAAATTCTGATAGTGGTTTTTCTTTACCACACAAGCGACATATCTTTGTATTCTCACTCCCCATTTCGGACGGCTTCGTCCTACTCCCTTTCGGGATAGTCGTTGAACGTTCCTTACTTGTCAGCAAGGCTTCGTTGCTAGTTGTCTCTGTCTGTTCGCGAGATATTCCAGCAGTTAAAGGAGTGTTTAAAGAGAGGCAAGTCCGCATTTATATTTCACCACTCTGAATAGTACGTTTGATAAATTTACCATTCGTTACAGAGGCACGTGCAAATGCCGTGAGAGTTTCACCACTAAAGACTTTAAGGGCAAGGGCGAGCTTGTCGGCATCTGTGGTTGCCTTAGTACCAATCGCCATAGGAGTTGCAATTTTAATATCTGCCATAATTAATATCATCCACCTTTCAAAATAGAAAATTATATAGAAAAAGACACCCAAAAAGATAGAGTGTCTTAATCAGCAAAATTGTATTGGCTATTACAATTTACTAGAACAATTTAGAGTATTTAACTTTTCGATACACTTCACGTGTAAACTTTGCGTCTTTCTGATACCGAGGGTCAGACATATCCTTAATCATTTCGTCCGTCGATTCATAACCACTACGGTCTACAGACGGAGCGGCATTACCAACAATGGAAGGACGCTGAGTACCATACTGTTTCACCATCTGGCCTTTGATACCTTCAAGGGTCATGCGAATCTGCATGAGATTTTCACTGTCCAAGGTAGCATTAAATGCATTAATGACATCCTGATTCTGGGAAGACACGAACTGCTGAATACGTGCAAATTCTTCCTGCCCACCTGCAAGTGCATAGACATCATTTACAAAGCGAGTGGAAGCGGCTTCCCAACCTGCAAGCATCCCGTCAACAACCGCTTTCGGATACCCTGCTTTCTCAAGGGTTTCGTAAGACTGTTGACTGAGTCCACCATTATTCATGTATTCATTTTCAAGACCTGCAAAGTCTACACCCTTGCTTACTAAATCTTTTTCAGCACTATCAAGGGCATTGTGGGCTGTAGTCAACTGCTGTTCGGAAGTCTGTTCCCCTTTCGGAGCTTCTTCCTGTGTGTCTGTCTGCGTTTCGGTACTCTGCGTGTCCGTAGCCTGATTATCTTCATTGGCTACATCATCCAACACATTGTCCACACTTTCTGCTGTGTCTTTCACAGAAAGCTGGGCATTAGCAGAAGTAGACACAGTGACATTATCAACCGCCTGTTCGGGCTGTGTGTCTGTCTGCTGAGTGTCAACTACTTTGTTTTCGTTTTCATCCATTATTTATCAATCTCCTTATTGTTGATTATTGTTCATCATTCCTTGTGCAATAGGTGACGCCATCTGCTGTGCCATCTGTGCTTGCATCATCTGGGCTTGCATGGCCTGATATTCTTCGTCACTCATAACAAGTGAATCTGCATCAAGACCAAGAGCTGTGCCAATCTGAGCAAGGACATTGCCAGTCTTCAAGCGCTGTTGGAAGTCAGGAAGTACCGAACATGTCTGCAAGAACTGCTCAATCTTTGTCAGATCATGCCCACGGCCTAACGCTTCCATACCTGTTACAATGTGTGTCTGGACACCATCACTGCCCTGTGGAATATCAGGGAGTGCGCCTTGCGCCATAAGCTGTGCCATGAGACACTGGACAAGGGGTAACTGCAATTCCAAAGACAACAAAGAATAAATGTTGCCTACGCTATCCTCAAGCTCATTTGCCACATAACGAATCTCTTCCGCTGTGACACGTTCTGCATTACGCTGTACAGAGCTGTTCAGCAGGAAAGCGAACGACAAATTGCTCTGTAATTCCTGCTTGTGCTGATAAGCCACCTGCAAGTCACTCACCTTGTTCAACTGGAAAGCTGTAAGGTCGCCTTCCTTCCCTTTGAAGAAATCCCCACTCTGTGCATCTTTCAGTTTATCAACACGGAGCTGGGAAGAAGGATTCACAAGGAAGAGGGCAAAAGCAGACAATGTAGCCATTTCGGCAATAGATTTACTGATAGAGTTCAGGGACTTCAAATCACCATAGTATTCATCAACATAGGAACGCCCATAAGATTCTCCATCCATCTTACGGAGTCGCAAGGGAATCCAAGGAACCTTATCCCTAGGAAATTCCTGTTCGCTCCCTTTGATAATCTGCCCTTCAATCTCTTGATACATTTCAAAGGTTTCCCCATCGGCAAGATATACATGAGTATAAAGCTCCACATTCTTGTCTGGTGAAATGTCTGTACCTTCCACACACGCCTGTGCTTCTGGGGGTAAGGCGGCATAACTAATGCTGTCTTTCGCAATCATTTCAATCCAATTACCTGTACCATCCCGAACAACCACATAGTTATTCAGACGATATAATTTAATACCACCTGTCTGAGGTGGCAGATACAGTAAACAGTTACCTGCCACGATGAGCTGTAAGACACCCTCACTGATAGTGATACGGCAACGATTAGTTTCCATGTAGTCCATGAGCTGTCTTTCAATAGCCCCCATGAGCTTGTCAATCTTTGTCATCGCCGAGGTGTCCCCCTGCTGTGCTACTTGCTGTTTAGCCATGTCCCCAAGTTCCAATTTGAAGAAAGGTTCATTCGGGGGAAATAAAGCAAGCATGATTTTCGCCGCAAGGTTATTGACACCACGAGCGCCTATGCTCTGATAGGGTGTCTCATACTCTGTGGTAGAGGTAGCATTTTCATTGGGAAATAGCATAGGAATCGTAATCTTTGCGTTTTTTACCGCTCTGTCTACATACACCTTTCTATCGGACACCAATTTATCATAACGAGATTTTGCGGTATCTGTCCGATAAAATGTATTGGTGTCTACGCCACTACTCATAAGTTAATACCTGAACCGCCACCACTGGAACCTGCGGACGAGGAAACATAGAGCGAGTTTTTACCACGCTTCTTTTTATTATGGTTCGCCACTGCGACATCATATTCAGCCTGTTCCACTTCTGTGGGAGCAGGTGCGGCACTCACTGACTGCGCCCGCCGCGCCTCATCCTCTCTGGCCTGTCTTTCCCGTGCCGCCGTTATAGCACTCATTGGAACCCCCATGACACTTCTAACGGTGTGTGTTACACCATGCCATACTTTAGACACAGTGTGTCCTAACCAACCACCACTCGACATTAAAGACCACTCCTTCCTGTGTAATCACCTGTGGAACCTGTACCACTCGTATTACTATTTACATACAAGCTAGACAGGCCACGTTTATTTCTTTTCTTCTGAGAGTATGTTGTATCATCACCCATGATAGGGGCATCGGGTGTCTGAGCTGCTGTACTAGACACCAAATCGGAAGCCTTTACTGTCGGACTATAATTATCCGAGGCACTATAGGTATGACTTCCTGCCCCTGTGATACTGGAGATAATCTTCATAGGTAAGCTCAAAATACTACCTAACCAACCACCACTAGACATAATCAGTCCTTCCTTTCTGCGAGATTATGTAGAACGGAAATAATTTCTGTACACCCCTGCATGTACCCCATACGGATATCATTGTTGTCTACATCTGCATTGATGAAGAAATCAGGTGTGTAAATGGCCTGTAGATAATCAATGACATCACGAGGGACAAAAGGTAATTCATCATGCATAATCATCTAATCCATCTCCTTCAAATAGGACTCACCATAGACAACAAATCCATGTTTCTTATACATGTTACTAACAATCGGTGTGTCTTGAACCATGCTACTACCTGAGCAGATCATGACACATTCATTGTCTCGTGCAATGTCTTCCAAGACCTGAACTGCAAAGCGTCCAAAGCCATTAGGTTTCGTGTCTATGGAAACAACCAAATCTTCCACCAATACAGGGCCATCAATCCACCAAAGCTCAACGACATTGCAAGCCAAGAGGCCTGCATATTTACCCTGCTCATTTGCAAAAACAGCCAGTGTCCCAAGCTTTTGCATTTTCCATAACTGCTGTGCCAAATCCTGAATGGACTTTCTGTGTCTAAACAATGGCGTCGGGTTTTTATCTGCTTGATGTGTAACGGCCATTACAATAATTTCCATATCGTCAAGTGTTACATTATTTACGAGTGTAAACTTTGGGGTGTCCATAATTTTACCTTTCCTTTCTCATAATCTCCATCCTGTAAGATATGTGCCACACGAGCCTGTAAGAGTGCATCATCTTCTGTAAGATTTGCTTTCTTGAAACAATCCACTACAGCTCCCCATGTGGGACTATCATCTAAAATACGTTCTGCTCTCACCTTGCCAATTTTCGGACAACCTGTGTAATTATCCGCTGTGTCCCCTACAAGAGTCTGATAGAGCAGTTTATAGTCTGCTTCTTCCTGTGTCACCTCTACCAAGGTATCTGTCAGGAAGTTATAAATCTTTGTGGGTATCGTCTGCATGTCTTTATCAGCAGAGATAATAATGTTGTTTCCTTTGTACTTTCCTGTAGCCAATAGGCCAATAACATCATCTGCTTCTAGGGTGTCTAATTGTTCAGACACCCAATTATCACGTACCCATTGTTTGAGTGCATAATAGGCAACAGGCTTTCTTTTACCAACACGATTCAACTTATAGGTGGGCAAGAGCTTCTTTCTAAAATTGTTGTCATCATCAGAAAAAGCATAGACAACATTTACATTCCCTGAATACTGGTCAAGCTCCAAGGCCCTCTGAATCCAATCATCCATATGGTCTTGTAAGTATGCGAGGGCTTCGTTGAAATCCACATGAAGTGTCCAAATATCGTTGCCCCAATCAATCTCACATTCACAAGAGGAACAAGCACGATATACAGCCATGTCAGCATCCACAAGGATTGTGATAGGTTTCTTCATCGGCTTATACATCTGCGTCCTCCTCTTCGTCCGTGGCAGGGACATAAAGACCACAACGGCATGTGCTGTATTTACGCATGTACTTACAAGGGCAAATGGTGTCTTTCGTCTTGCTAGGCTGGCAAGGGCAATAACCATCATTCAAAGCCAAGCGGCCACGAATAGTATCATAGACAGTATGGTTTCTTGTCACCTGCATATGACGTTCCTTGAGGAATTTACTGTTGTCTCCATAAATGGTATACATCGCTGTCATTAGACCACCCCCAACTCTTTTGCTTTCGGAAGTGCTTTAATCCAATCACAAACAACTTTCCATTCAGGGAGTCTATGATTCTTTCGCTGTGCATAGATGTTTTTGAGCTGTAAGTAGTTCGTTGTCATCCGAGCTGTCAGCAACAGGCCGCTAGGATAGCTGTAGATCATACGTCGCCAATTTTCTTCACTAGGATTCTGATTGTAGTCCCTAACAATATCAAGGAACAAATCAATGATTTTACGGTCTGTGTAAGAGATGAAGCGAACGTCCATCTTTGCCAGCATGTGCATAGCGGACATGGAAGACACAAAATCAAGAAAATGATAACGCTGTGCTTCGGGCCACGCCTGTTTTGTAAGCGTCAAATCAAATTGGACAATGATACCTTTAAGGTAACAATCATGACCACTGCCAGCAGGTGCTTTACCAAGACGTACAGCACGTTTCATATCACCATTAGTAGCTCCACGTGTTTCTAAATTACACGGATTGATTTTATCCGCCATAGGGTAGCCAGACGCTACAATAGATTCATCAAGTCCATAGACGTATATGTTATCAATGATGTTATAGTCATGCTTTTTCATATTTATTGTGTCTCCTTTCATTCTTAGACAATTCCTTTTTCATCTCTGCGGACTGCGGATATGTGACATGCCCACACGAACATGTAATCTCTTCTACATTCTTTGCACAGCCTGTAACCAAGGTACGGCCACATTTTTTACAACGGATACGTTTTGCGTACATAAAATACCCCCTAATGACAATCAAACCAATTATGCCCAATGATACCCTCTGTATCCAACTGGACATGAAAGTTGAAATATTCCTGTGTGTCTCTCATCGCCTGTTGCGCTTCTTCACACACAATCTTTGCTATCTCTTCGGTACGACATGCAATTTGCTGTTCATCATGGATCCATGCCATCAATGCGAAATCGCCATCCCATCCATGTCTTAGTCCTCTCGCCAATAATCGCTCCTCTGTTGTGACAATCCATTTCTTGCATATCAAAGCGCCTGCTGATTGCAAGAGTAAATTTAAGGCACTGTGAGGGCTTCTTACATGTAGTTTGCGTCTGTCAAGACCATAGAGGAAGTGACGTTTCCATGTAACTTTAGGTTTCCCATGTGTACTTTTAAAATCAATAGGATAGACAAGCGCATTTTCTACAGCCTGTCTGAGCTTCGCAATAGCAGGGATAGCCTTATTGAATTTCTTCTTAATCTGCTTCCCCTGTCCTGCTGTACCCCCTATGATTTTTCCAATCTTTGCATCCCCTGCACCATATAAATAGGCATAAATGTTTTAATGTTCCCATGAGTTCGCTACTCTCATAGCGTTCAAAACGAACTGCTATATGTCACCATATAGAACAGACTATCTCTTTACAGAATTATCTGCATCCACCGCTTCCCTCTGCTTAGAGGTACTCCCTTTCGGGATAGTCGTTACACTTTGCAAGTAGTGATTTGTCATGTAATCACCTCTTGCCTTAGCACGGTATTGTCTTATTCCTAAGATGTTCACCGTTTTCAATGGATTTATAGACGCCCATTTAGTTAAACGTCTTCGCCTGATTGCGTGTTGGCAATCCTGCGGCTTTCTGATTCATCGTATGAATATCACCATTCAGAATCGTATGGGCATATTGGCCCCCATCATACTTGTACATGAAGTGGGCAAGACAACGGAGTTCAAGACCACAAGCGTCTATCCCTGCTTGCCACCATCCGTCAGGTACTCTAAAGAGTTCCCGACATTCCTTGCCATACGGACTGCCGACATGTGGTACTTGTGCGACGTTCGGTCTGGAATGAGTAGCACGACCACTAACAGCCCCATTAGGGATAACAGAACCATGGATATTCCCATCCTTTCCAATCATAGACAACCAAGCATTATTGCCATCTGCAAGCTGTCCCAAACGCTTTTTGAGCATCAAGGACTCCTCAAGGACAGACACCACAGCTTTCACTTCATCGGGAGCTTGAGGGTCTTCCTTCATGAATTTCATGCTTTCATCATCAATCTTCAATCGACATTGTGACAAATCAACATCATCTGCATCCGTGTCTTCCACATCATAACAATCAATGTTTGATGGAGAATAACCGTAATGCGTCCGCAACAGCCATTCAATCTGTTGTCTACTATTTGGATTAAAGTCTTTATACTTCTGAACGGGAACCCCTGCTTTATAACCGAGGCGTTTGTTGTCTCTTTTTGGTACGAAAATCTTATCAGGTACACGAGGTACGATCTGAATTAGTTTCGCTGTCAATATGCCAGCTCTGGCACGTAAGGTAGCTTCCAATTCCTTCGCCTTTTCAAGGTCAAAGGGAAAGCCATTCTTTTCCTGTTTAGACATCAACCATGCTACCTCATGTTCAAGCTTTATGGCCTTTGGTGCATAATCGTATGAAGTCAGTTTTTCATAGAGCTTTACCGTTACAACTACGTCCTGCTTATTATAAGCAAGCATTTCAGGATTGTAACAAGCCCATGCATCTTCTTCCTCTCCATATGTACCCTTTAGTTCTCCTAAACGATACCCCCAAGCCTTTAGGCTATGGGATTTATACAGCTTCGATGGGAGCTGTTTCTTTCGGATAAGTCCTGCATCCATGTCTTCGATATGAGAATAGATGAGTCGTGACAAAACAAGGGTGTCTACTACATCCTTTTGCATGTCGTGTGTAATCTCAAACCACGGAAAAAGTTTTGCCAAGGTGGGAAGGTCATAATTAATAACATTGTGTCCACAAAGACACACCCCTCTTTTCCATGCATCATACAAATCATGGACACCTTGCTCTGCGTGTACATCATCATACTGCTTCATTTCCTGTGTGTCTGTATCATAGACACTCAGGCAGAACAGCTTCGTAACGTCGGCATATAAGCCATTCGTTTCAATATCAAAGACTAACATAGAACCATCCTTTCTATCGTAACTTTTCTAAATCTTCTGATTCTGTATCGAGATTGAAAGCTTCATTACGGAGCTTATTCGCAAGCTCTCGCTTTTTATTAGCAATCAAACTAATTTTCTTCTGGCGCTGTGCCTGTACCTTAATACTCCACTGATACAGTTTTCGCCACAAGGCATCATAGAATTTAATGAGCCACATTAAGACACCCCCTTACTTTTTCAAATGGTGATAGAATCGTTTTCCTGCTTCCTTCTGTCTTGCTTCGGAGAAGTTGCTAATGCGTTTCAGATACCCAATAACACGAGTACCATAATCAATATCCGTGCTCCCACATTTCACACAATGGGTTTCTGTGTCTGTGTTGATGTAACCACACTCATTGCAAATCGTACACAAGACATTGGTTGTCCAATACTGTACACCATACTTAGAGCAAAGCTTATACAAATGGACAAACTGTTCTACACTCAACATCTGTTCAAGATTCAGGTGGAGCGCCGAGCCCCCATCAAGGTACTGAACAATATCCTTAGAGTACAATTTGAGCTTATCAAGCACATTCACCTTCGTGTCTTCTACAGGGTAGAAATAACTGTTGTAGCAATCACGAGGTACATAAAGACCTGCTTCCTTGTCCCATTTAGCATTTTTAACACCGAGATTTTCGGCAGGAACAAACTCAGTATTGAAGCGGACTCCATACTCAGACAGAGCGGCCTTATTAGACATCGTAAGGAAAGACAACAATGACTGTAAATAATCAGGATATTCCTTGTCTGTCACAGCACCTTTCTTGTCTCTCAGGTACTCAAAGTATTCCAAGACACCATTCACACCAAGGGTCAAGAACTGTTTGTCAATATCCATAAATCCCTGTGTGTAAGCAGGAAGCAAACCTGCCTCAATATAGTCTTTCAACACTTCACGATGAGTCAACAGGTACTTATGTACTCTGTCCACTACTTCGTCAAGCTGAATACCACATTGACCGATACGGTTGATGTTCAAACTAATGACACGAGCAGAACCCGTAACGACACCACCTGCACCCAACGTATAACTGAATGTGTTGTCTGCCAATTCGTTGCGCAAGCGACAGCAAGATGCAAGACTATCCACCTTGTCAGACATATAGACAAAGAAGGAAAGCCCCTGTGCCTGTTCATTCGCCAGTGCATACATAAAGTCGTTATCCTTGAAACCACCTTTTCCATCGGTCAAGAGTGCGGCGGTGACAACAGGGAACGTCAACAATTCTTTTTCTCGTTCCTGTCTGAACCATCGCAAGAAATACACCTGCAACCGATAGGTGCTTTCAATGTCTACCTGTGTACCATCTGGGTAGTAGAAACCCCCAAACATTTCTTTCAGGTAATCATGGTCAAACACACTCACATTCCAAAATACAGACTGGTCTCCTCGTGCGCTGGCAGGCTGATTCAGTGCATAGACAACACCCTGAAATTCCTGATTGACCTCTTCAAAGTGTTCATCAAGATAATCTTTGCCCCACTGTTTCCGTGCAAAGTAGTCAAACATGTGAAGGAACTCAACAGTAGCAATAGCGCCACTGAAATTACTTGCAATCTGATAAACAAGATTGACAAATGAGCCGCAAAAGCTCTGCAAGTTCTTCGGTGCTTTAGACACACCACCTAAGCACTTCGTACCTTCCAACAAGAAGGGATACAAAGTGATACTGGCACAATAAGGCTTTAAAGATGTTTCATCATGCGTATAGATATAATGATTGGAAAGGTCATCTTCATACGCCTTTGCCATGTCTTCACCAAACATCTGTGTCAGCTTGTCTTTAACCAACTTACGGTTAATCTGGATAGTGTCTGGTTTAAATAATTCTGCTTCCAAGCCTGCAATCGTCTTCTGGGTCACATTGCTATTCGCATCAACCTTAGAGGCCGTAGCGGCATTGGAAGACACCATATAATCATGGATGTACTTAATCTTTTCTTTTAAATCAACATTAGGTAACATTCTTCACCCTCTTCCAAAATTTGTGTGTCTCATCCAAAAAGCAAGGCTGAACAAACACCACATTGTCATTCTTATCTAAGCGGTAAGACTGCGAAATGTAGTAAAAGCGTTGATTTGTCCGAGGACTCTCAAGACCCCCCAAAGCCTCTACATAAGGGCCTATCTTCAACCAAGTACAGTGCCCTTCAACTGCAATCATCTTGTCATGTTCTTCATCATCACTCCCACTGTACAAACCTGTAGGAGCAATAAAGGCCAAATCACGTAGGAGAGCAATTAAAGATTCATCTGTGATATGTTTATTATTTGTACCGCCCATTACAACAATAGCGTTTGCCCCTGCATCAATGGCGTCCTGTGCTTCTTCTAAAATATCAAGAAGGGACGTTAAGGAGACATCTTCTTCCTGTAATTCTGGACTATGACAACCAACACAATGTTGCTTGCAAGCCCCTAATTCAAGCGCATAAGCCATTTTATCAGGGAGTTCATTGAATGTAATATCTGTATTAACAACAGGGTACTTTAAAACTCTTGACATGATTCATCTTCCTCTCCAAGTAATCTGTGTCTGTCCTTATCCCAATGGAGATACCCTGCAAGACCTGTTGAACCTGCAAAGCGATTCTTTAAGACACGAATTTTAATCAAGTTTCTTTCGGACTCATCCTCTGCCTGTTGATTGCGTTCGAGTGCTAATACTTCATCAGGTAACTGCTTCAATGTGCCGCTCCCCCGCAAGTCATCAAGAGAGATAATTCCACCTTCTTCAAAGGATTTTTCACCGCTTGTCTTTTTTAAATGGGAAATAACAATCATCCCGACACCCGTTTCTTCAACAAGTGACCTTAATTGTGTCATCAATTTATCAATGGTCTTTCGTTCATCTCCGCCTTCATCCATGCCTGATACGGCAATAGAGATATGGTCAAAGATGATAAAATCACACTGTTCCGCTACGACTAAATAGCGGATACGTGACAGCAGGTTCCCACTCTCAATAGAACCAAAGTGATCGTATAGGACAAACCGTTTATCACTGAACAGCTCTTCATAGGCTGTCTTTAATTTATCCTTGTCTACACTGCCCCATAAAATAGACAGGGGCTTTTCAACATGGATAGACAACAATTCACGGAGTGTCTTCTTCGGGTTTTCTTCGAGAAAGACAAGCCCTATTTTCAGTCCATCCTTCACCTTGAGTTTGTAGGCAATCTCACGAGCCGCTGTAGACTTCCCTATGCCTGTGCCTGCTGTCAGCATCACAAGCTCCCCTTTACGGAGTCCCTTCGTGATACTTTTCAGCCCCTTACACCATGGATAGTCATAACACTGAGCTTCTGTGTCATCACTGAAAAATTCATCTTCAATGTCAGCGGCATTGATAATTCCATCTGGCCTATATTCCTTTGCGGTAAAGATGGCCTGTATGATTGCATCTCCCTTACCTGCTACAAGACATGCATTAGCATCCTTTTCGGGTAAGTCTGCAATCTTTAGTTTGTGTGGGGACAACATCCCCTGCACATCCTCAACAGCCTTTCGTCCTTGAGCGTCCATGTCAAACATGACAATGACTTCATCAAAAGACTCTAGCCATTCAAGGTTTTCTTTAAAGGTACGTTTAGCCGACGTACAACCATGAGGTAAAGACACAACAGGCCACTTGTTGCCCCCCATCTGGGAGACAGTCAGACAATCAATCTCACCTTCTGTAATGACAAGCTTCTTGCCACTGTGGAAAAGATTCTGTCCAAAAAACCTATAAGCAGAAGTGCCATTCAGATAGAACTTTTTGTCCTTTGTCCGCAACTTCTGGAAAAGAACAGAACCGTCCTCATCACAATACTCTGCGACTTGAACGGTTCCTAGTTGTGTCTTTGTAACATAATAGCCATAACGCTCACATGTTTCAGCAGACAAGCCCCTAGCACGGAGTGTCTTAAACTCCATGTCCTCATGGGGAATAATGGCATGTTTAGTCACCTCTACACCTTCTTTCGGAAACTCTGTATGATGACAACTGAAACAGTATGTGTGTCCATCATCATACAACGTAGCGGCATCATGACTTCCGCAATAAGGACACGGAATATGTGCCTGTACAATTTCCGACATGGCTAGTCGTCCCCATAGTGAACATCAAGGGCATATTTGTTCTTAATGTCCCTCATGGTTTTGCGCTGTGCATCAGACATGTCCTTTTCATTGGCACAACCGACCAACAGCACATAGACGGAATCTTTCACATGAGCGAGTCTATAGTCACCATAAGCAAGGAAGGGAATCCCTTCTTTTACTTCACCATTCGGCATCACGATCAGATGATACCCGATATTGAACAGTCCTTCTCTGCGCTGTTCTACATAAATTTCCCGAACGGTCTTCACCTTCGGTTCAAACAAGACACGCACCATGTTAGTTTCCTCTCTTTCTTTGTACTTCAAATTCATGCTCTCACCCCTTACTTTTTCTTTTTAGGGATAAGACCTTTCATAGGCTTCTTCTTTTCTCTAAACCATGCGTCGGGAATCTGTCTAGTGGAGTATTTAAATCCATTTTTCTCCGCCCAATCTGCATAGGTTGTCTTACTGCCTTTATATAACGTCATCTTAGGATTTTGGAAGACAAACCGAATATCCAAATCGGGATACTGCATCTTGATAAGCAAGTGCTTCTGTCTGTCTTCTCTTTCAAAAATCCCCTTTGCTTCTATAATGATTCCATTTTGCAACACAAAGTCTGGAGTATACTTATGCTGTGTGGCAGGTTTTTCATAGTTGATGTAGTACATCTCATACTTTTCCTGCTTCTTCAACTCCCGTATCTGTGCGCTAATGGTGTCTTCAAAATAACTTCTCTTTTTAGGTGGTCTGTATGTATACGCACCCCCATTACAAAAACTTCGTTTCAGGTCTTATCACCACACTTTAAAAATCTTCATCATCCGAACCATCCGTGAACGGAACATCTACATCCGAACGTATGTCTTCTTCATCATCATCAATGACAGACGTAGAATCAAAGGCCCCTTCATGCTTCTTGAAGCCGAAAGAGCTTGCATCCTGTCCGTTGCCATACGGAACGTACTTCAAGAGCTGTACCGCCTGCAAGCGGAAAGACACACCAAAGTTTTTAGATGTGTTGTAATACGGAAAGAGCTGATAGGCGACAGCAACGACACTACCATTCCCAATAGAACTCTTGATTTTGCGAGTAACAGGACGTTCAGCACCATCAAAGACAGGAACAACCTTGTCAATCTCTTTGCCTGCCTTCGTGACAATATGAGCGTTTGTAACGAATTTAACGCTTGCGTCGCCATTGTCATCTTCACGGAACGAACCCATGTTAGGCTCTGCGGCGAACTTCTTGTTCTTGAGTGTTTCTTTAAATTCTTCCCAAATTGTCTGGGCTTCCTGCATCAAGTTATTCATGTCTTCAACAGACGGAACAAGCGTAATGCTATATTTGTTTGTGTCTGTACCGTTAAAAGTTTCTGTGTCTGCTAAATGACACCACATAGCTTTCCCTGTAATTACACCATCATTCATATTCATGTTTCATTCTCCTTTACAGTAATTTTGCACGAGTAATTAAAATCATGCCATCAGCATTTTCAAGTAACAAATCCGTGACAGCTGTCTTAATACCATCATCAAGCTTCACGTGCTTTCTACGTGACTTTGCGGCAATGACGCCTAAAAGACACAAGGTATCATTGTCATAAGAGCCATCATGTAAAAAGCGCATGAGCTTGTTTGCATAGGCAACATAAGGTTTGTTCATGGTTTCCATCATGTTCATTTCTCCTTTTTGTAGTGATCACTACAATTAAATACGTTCACCTTTCTTTACCCTTTCGATCCATTCTTCATAGACATGAATCTTATCAAGATCATCCTTCATACCTTTTTCTCCACCTTTGTGTCCTGCACGGAGTCGGTATTTAAGGATATTGCCCTTGAGGTATCCGATAAATTCATCATGGCTAAAAAGTGCCTGCATGACAAGAATAGGCTCAACAACAGCCTCACGATAATGTTTATCGTGCCTGGTGTCTTCCTGTGTGTCTTTCTCTGCATAGATAGGGGTAACACGACGTTCGTCAACTGTGATTACTTTATCACTATCACGAAACTGTACAGCATACATTACCATGTTGCTTGCTGTGTCGTTGTCAGGAACCACCATCATATCAACAACTACTGCATAACCACTTTCATGTGGTGGTGTAGTCGCCCAATTAGACATATCAACCCACACGGTATCATAGATATTAATGTTATTTTCAAACATCTTTAACCCATGAAGTTCATCGTCCAACAAGTCATAGCCTCCCTTTTTGTCAGTATCCTTTGTGGTCTTATCCATTAAGAACACTTCCCACTGAGGGAACAGCATCGTTTTATTAATCACAGCCAACTTACATTCATACCATGTATCACCACCGACGCCCTGTGTAATAGACACAACGTTAGCCATGTATTCCTCTACAGAATAACTTGTCTTATCGTTGTTACCTACGACATTACGAACATCCTTAATGATAACGTCATCGCCTACTTTAATTTCTCTCATGGTTCCTCTAGTCCTTTCCTGTACTTCCAAATCCTTCGTGTGTCCCTTCTTTTGTAAAGGAATCCACTTCTACTAATTCAGTCGGAACGTTCTCTACAAGCATAACCTGTGCGATACGTTCCCCTTTATTGATTCTTGTAACACTACTTCCGATATTTTCAACAAGTAAAAACAATTCATCGACATAGTCACTATCAACAATCCCTGTGCCATTGGCTAATCTCAGTTTTGTTTTAAGACCTGTAGAAGACCGTACATAGACTTCTAAATGATATCCTTCTGGAATCTCAAACGCTACGCCTGTAGGAACTTTATAAGCTTTGTCCTGCCCACGTTGTGGATATAATGTCACTGTGTCATTTGCAAAGACATCATAGCAAGCGGCGGACGCTGTAGCCCGATAAGGCGCTTTTGCGTCGGGTGTAATACGTGCGAATTTTAAAGACACCAAAGATTTATTGTTTGTGGTTGTCTTCCTTCGCTTACGTACTGTTTGTTCTGTCATTGTTTATGCTCCTTTCAAAAGCAAAATAGAAAATGAAGACTTTCTTTCTTCGTTAAGTGCCACAATTAAAAAGACACCCTTTGAAAGCTTTTCTTTCTTCGTTAAGTGCCACAATTAAAAAGACACCCTTTGAAGCTTTTCTTTCTTCGTTAAGTGCCACAATTAAATGTGTGTCTTGCTACAAAGAGAAAAAGACACACAAAAAGAGAAATACTTAAATTATTTATATTAATTATTAATTATCATCAATAATTAATAATAAAAGAACTATAAGTATCTTAGAGTATCTTTAAGTATATATAGTTACTTTAAGTATCTTATAGTTCTTTTCTCTTCTCTCCGTTAAGTGCCACAATTACAAATCATGTAATATTTATGCAAAGCAGTATTTGCTGTTTATCACCTCATCAAGATTTAAATTTCCTTTTGTTGGAAGTTCAGGCACTTCTTTATTCGAGGGTAAAAGATATTCTACATCATCCAGCCATTCTTCTAAATAATTATGTCCTTTGTACATGTTGACTAATTCGGTGCGGATTGCCTTAAACATGCTCCCTGCGTGTTCCATATCTGTACCAAAGCTGTCATGAATCATAAAGAAATTATTATTCCCCTTTTCTGCCTGATTCATGATAACCCGTTGCATGTGACAAGCATCCATAGAGTGGATAAAGTTCGGTGCGATTGCTTGTGCTTGTCCTCGTGTGTCTATATCTGTACCCTCTTTAGGGACGTATAAGCGAATAAAACCCCCATTAAAGCGCATTTTACATGTTTCAATATTAGGTACAAACTTGTTTTGTTGAATCGGTAAGCCATTTGGGCTTGTCCATGCTACAGCCTCTCCGTTCTTACCAATCATACCTGCAATCTTTTTCAGCCACTCCATCCCTTCAACAGCCTTTACAACCGTTGTGGTTACAGCATCCCAAATAAGACCTGCCATGTAATTTGCGGCCTGTGAGCGACTCAAGAAAATCGGGTTGTCTTTATGTTCGTCAATCCATGGTTTGATAATGTCGCTCTTGAGATTTTCGGAGAATCCATATTTACGACTTCCATATGCAAGGGTCATGACGGAGCGCTTGCACACTTTGCGCTTGATACCATCTGTACCAAACTTTTCATGTGCATAAGACAACCATTCTGTGGCAAGCTCTTTTGTACCGTACACAATGCACTTTTTGCCAGTGCTGTCAAGTACATATTCGCCACTTTTTTTGTCTTTTTTGTAGTCGTCTGCCGTCCCTGTGATAGCGTCTTGATGTAAGACAACATTCACCTTATCCGCTACAACTTGATAAATGTCATGGACTTTTTCGTCGGGAATTAGATTAACGTTCTTGCCCCCGATTTCATCTGCGAGGAGCATGGAAAAGTGCTGTAAGCCTGAGCAGGTTCCGTCAAAGCTGATAGGAAGACCCGACTTGAATCCAACAGCAGACCCGTCATGATCTGATTGATAGACACGGAGTCTTTCAAACTCAAAGCAGAAGGCCAAAAATTCCATGGGACTTTCGTCCCCTGCTACTTCGTCCCACCATGTGTACGTTAAGGGTGAAGCGGCGCTCTGTAAAATGTTGTCTTCATTATCAAGTACCCATTGGATACGTTCATCAAAGGGAATCTTGTCGAGTCCTGCAAAGCCTGCACCTGCAATGTAAAACCACTTGAGGGCATCGTCACTTGACAAAGGCGTCGGGTCTGCAAAGAGTAGCAAGGCTTTCTGTGTGTCGTCCCCTTGTGGATTCAAGGCAGGACACATAGGGTAGATACGGCCACGATAATCTAAGTTCCATGGGAAGTAGATTTTTTCATACTTGCTGTACTTCTTTGCACAACCTAAAGAGGTATTTGTTCTAAGCACCTTGGATACTCTAGCTCTTTCATGCTTGTAATAAGCAACAAGACGTTTTTTGTGCGCTTCAAGTTCTCCGGGTGCCGGATCAATCAAATTTGGAACTTTGGGCGTTTCGTCCGTTCTGGGAAGACCGCCTAAGCCACCATGATTCTCCATAATAGACACCATGGTATCAAGTACACGTTGATTGATGATGAAGGGTGTAGACTGCAATGCATTTACACACTTGAAAAGCCATGTCAAGTCAAGCTGTTCACACTTTTCTAAATACTGTGTCATATAAACAGCACTTTACAACTTTTACGCTGCCTCGGAAGTTGATGAAGCTAGTTTACACAA